ACTCTTCCAACTCTCGTTGGCGGTCTGAGGCCTCTTGAAGTCTTTTGTCAGCAGAAGAGTTTTTCTGATACTGGGTAAGAACATCATTCCACAGCACATCTTTCTCTTCCCCGTCTACTTTGGTGGTGACATACCACTCGTCACTTTTCTTTGTAAGCGGGTTGCTAAAATCCTGTACTTCTGTGGGGGTATATTCTTGCTGACCTTCTTCGTCATCTCGAATAACCCCTTCTTGCACCATTTCTGCAATCCTTTCTAGTTCTGATTGGTGCTCGGATATAATTGGAGACTCTGTCTCCCCTACTTTTACTTCCTGATCCACGTCCTTTTGGATAGCGTCCATTACTGCTCCTGTATTTCTGACAGAGATGCCTCTGCATGGTTTGCTTGGTTAATTGCCTCATCTAGCCATGTCATAACTAAAGAAGGTAACCTTGCACGGAATTGAAGTTCCCGTATGGTTTCAACATCCTCTGGATTGACAGAAGTCCAAGCCTCAAAGGCTTCTTCTCTGGCTTTATCTGCCCTCCCTGAGATGTATCTACCTAATGGGGAACTCAAGAATTCCCTTGTTTGGAGACCAAGTCTCGTCTCCGCTACTAACAATTCAGTTTCTTCCATTAACCCTCAGCACCGGGAATATTCCCGTACTTGTCGTTCATTAAGACATCAGACATCTGCTTCCCTTCATCGTTCCCCGGGGAAACGCCAATATCGGCTTCCTCTTCAAGGAGCATCTTATGGACGAGCGCTTCTTTCTGAAGAAGTAGTTCGCCTCTAGCAATGTCGTTTTTCTCGGCCTTGATTCTGGAATCAATCATAGCGATGGATTGTCTCGTCGTATCCATACGCTCTCTTGATTCAGAGGCAATCTGGGTAGAAGTAATATCGCCCATTGCCTTTTCTTTAGCCGCTTGAATATCAGACTGACCCTTGATAAGGGCAGACTGAATACGTCCTTGAACTTCAAGTTCCTTAGCCGCTCCGCGTTCCGTAAGCTGTTGGACTGCGTTAGAGACTTCCTCTAGCTGGGCCATCATCTGATCAAGGCGTGGTTGCTCTTCATCTTTAACGAACCGCTTGGAATCTTTGTATCCCAACGCGCCGAATACTTCTTTTGTTATCTCAGGCTGGTTGAGATACATGACAATGTCGGGGTTCACTTCGGCCATCGTGCGAATACCCAACAACAATTTTTCAATCTTTCTAATTGGATCGGTAGCGCCTATACCAACATTAACGCCTACCGTCATCTCATGGCGTAGAAGATTATCAATGTCTCCAGCAAATTTCTGGAAAAACCCCGGCTCTTCAACTTTCTCACTTTCGGCTTTATTCGTAGCCACCGCAAGAACAACTTCATCTGTCTCGTAAAACTGCTCTAGTCTTACTAGCTGGGAAAGTACGGGTTCTATCCATGTCTCTGCAAACGTTCTGATCATATATTCGATCATGGTGTTTGAAGCAGAAGAAAGCATTTCCATTCCGCCAACAGTCTCATTCATTAAGCGGTTAGATTGAACTGTGCCTTGGGAGAAAGTTCCCGCTATGTCATCAAAATCAACGTTTAATCGATCTTGCTCTTCATACGCTGAAGCCGTGATATCAGGAGTATTAATTACCTGTACGTCACCTATGGGATCATCCATCATTACACTGCCACCGGGGACGCTTCTCTTTAACGCATTTATATCTATATTTGAACTGCGTCTTATGTGGTAACGCTTATTCAGCACTAACGAAACGTTATCGCTTCTTTGATTAGCAATATCGTTGGCGGCTGTCTGTAAATCCTGTGTCATCTCCACAAGAGATGTTGGATAAATCCTATGGGCCTCAATACTAGCGCCGCCCATAACGTAAGGACGTTCACCTTCTCTGAGGTGCGGATATACTTCAGTAAGAGGCTTTACGTCAGACAACATATGGAAAATGCCGCAAGTGTAAAAAATATAATCTATACCCTTTTTCCTTACGATGTTCTTATGCACGAATACAGTATCGTATGCCTTAATATTTTCTTGTCGATCTGATATAGGGTCTTGACGATTACCCTGTCGAGCCTGTCTTGTTGAATCAAATTCCGACCGCTTCGATCCCATAAGTAGTTCGCTCATGGAGAGTTTTTTCCACTTAGGCTCTCCAGTCTTAGCGTCCACATCTTTCATTTTTTGCAACACATCCTGAACATACATTGGGATGACTTCAATAACGAATGGGGATGAGTTAATAGGATCATTCCAGTCTGCCGCTGGATCAATCCTGAAATTTTCTGCGGCTACTAAGCGGACGCTTGGTCGATCTTTGAGAACTTTTGTATTTTCCTCAATCTCTATTGCGGGAGTCCCGTCTTCATTGAGAACAGGATTTTCTAAATCGTCAACAAGGTCTCTTTCGCTCTTTACTTTTTCTTCTTTGTAATCCCAGAACTGGTGAGAGATTACAGACCCGAATACCATTGCCGTCTGATAGGCCGCTATAACAGTTTGGAACCAAGGTATTGTTTTTGTTAGCCTATATTGAAGCAAGTGTTTCAATATAACCGCAGACGCCCTCTGATCTGGATCAGAATCGTTTTGCGGATAAACAGACATAACATCCTCTGTCGCAAAAAACGCCGCCGCTACTGCGGCTTCATTAGTCCGTATAGCTGATCTAGTTTTAGGCCTAAACAGGCGAGACCTATGGCTATACTGAGGCGTTCCATATTTAGAACCACTTGGATGCTCAGACTGAAACAGTTTAAGGTTCCGATCCCACTGCCGTCTGTAGTTAGTATTCAGGTACGTTGTAGACGATTCATAGGCTTCCCTAGCTAGGGTTAGCCAAGAAGATTTTTCGTCAGAAAACCCGTCATTCAAAGGGACATCATCAATCATCGAATTTCACTTCCCCACGGACATCTCTATCTAAAGATTCCAGTTCGTCTAGATTTGCCGCACCTCTAGATACGTTGGCTCTTTCTAATAGTTCGCCAGCCCATTTCTGTATGTTCCTGTACTCAGGATCAATATCTTTAACCCTGATCCACATTCCATACCTTGTTGAGAGGTCTTCATTCCAGATAGCCAGCATTGAGTAATCATTGGACGGCCCAACTGCCCAAAGATGACCGGGGTATTGTTTGTATAAAGATTCCGCAACATTTTTAACCAAAGAGGTTATTGTTGCCTCTTCCATCATCCCCCGATGACTTTCGTCAATGAGTACCTTCATTTTATATATTCAATATAGATAGCAATAACAACAATCACAGCGATAGCGCCAAAAATCACTGGCCTTTTCATCACCTTTTTTTTGATCTTTTCAAACATTATTATCTCTTTGGCCCATACGGGCGGTGTGGGTTTTCAAAAAATTTCCTCTCTGGAAATATGTAAACAGGAACAGGCTCTTCTGGCCCGGCCATTTTGTCTACCAATTCACGCCAACTGTACTTGCGTGTTTTCGTTTTTTTGAATTTATCGCTCAATGCAGAACCCTCTTGTGTTCATTAACAATATCAACTGTTTCGCTAACAACCTTCGCTATTAATCCGCTTAACGCGAAAGTGATATCCATCTCGCCCAATTCATCGTCTGGAGCGTTAATGAAGTTAGAAAGAAACATAACTGCCAGTTGATGCGGGTTAACTTCTTCTTCCATAATTTCGTCCATTCTTATTCCTTAATAAGCCGGTAATGCTTCTGGTTCTAAATCGTCAGAAAAAAGTAATTGTGGGGGAGCGGCTTGTATATCGTAGATACGGGACATAGCATCCAACATATCTACATGAACCGCAGGGAATAGGTTGTATTCGTTATCAATCATTCTCTGCGTAACGTCATACACCCTTCCATTTTCATCCTTCTGTTTTATAGGGCGTGCAATTAATGACGCATCACCCTGTTCAAAGGCTTTCTTTTGCCTTTTTGTCATAAAATCCGAGGAGGGGGCCAAGAAGAAGCGCCAGTTCTCAAAGTCGGGCTGTAAGCGTTGTACTCGATCCCGTTTAGAACCCGGCCCTTCTCTTGGCCAAGCCAGTTCCTCGATTGGAAAATAGTTATTGGTGATACGCATCATTTCTTTGAAATGCTCGATATCGGAATCTTTTCCGTATCTTTCGTATCCAACCTTTACGGTCATTGTCCCGGGCTGTTTAATCCACTTAGCCCGAATTTTGGATAATGCCTGCCATCTTTCCTTCAGATTTAACCTATGGCATAAGCCATCGATCAGGTATTTATTAAACTGGGGGTCTACTCCAATAACAGCTATCGCTGTTCTATCGGAGGTTTGTTTCTTTGAGTGGGCCGGATCACATAGAATGTAAACATTCATAATTTTCGGGCGCATCTCGAACCGCCTAATCCATTCTGGATCAAATACTTGCTCGGAACCTGCTATCGGGTTCTGGAGCATTTGACAGGCCAACACATATTGGCCCATCGAAGTTTTCTTTTTAGCCCATTCTTTCTCTGTAAATAAAATAGGCTTTCCATCTGGTGTGCCTGAGTCTGTCGCGGGGTAAATGCGGGTTTGGGTGCCACGCTCTATTAAGTCCCGGTATGTATCGGCGTAGTGGTAACGTGTTCCGATATACCATTCTCGGCTCTGTCCACCGGCGAGGTTCTGACTAAGGTCTAAAGCCTCTGTTGTTTTTGATATCTGATCTGGGGTGTTGACGGAATCTCTAGTGACAACGTCATCGTATATTCTGAGATCGTAGTGCCGAGAAGTTGGTTGACCATCCACAAGCCCCCAAGCCTCAACTGTGGCTTCTTTGGGGTTTGTTTTGCGGCGAACAATGATCCCAGAGTCTTCACTCCATTGCGGCGAATCCTGTCTAGGATTTTGGTAACAGATATCTGGGTATAAATCTCTAAGGAATTCATTAACTTCAAACTCACGCTTAATCTGCTTGAGAAAGCCTTTTGCAATTGGTCGGGTATGACTGAATATCCCAATGGTGATATTAGGATTTTTCAGGATTTCTTGAATCGATCCCGCATAAGTGATTAGCGTGGACTTGTAGTGACCTCGCGCCCACAGATCAAGTGTCCCGTCTGGAGTCTTCTCAACTTCCCTGCATCGGTCGTATAACCACGGATGTACCGCATCCTTACGGTTAAGAAGAACTACGAGAAGAAACCAGCGGTCTACTTTAGCTAATTCTTTTATTAACTCCTTGTCGTAATTTTTCTCAAGGAGATTTTTGTAAAAAGTGCCAGCCTCTTTAAGAGAGGCAGTAGGAAGGTAATCCTTGGCACGTTCAATAAATTCATTGTGGTTCATTAAGGGGTTTCTCACGAAACCAGATTGTGAAGCATTGTTTTATCCCCTCAATTAAGGGCATCCCGCCATGCAAAGAATCGGGATGTGGTTTTGACTTGTCTTCTCCCACATTACTGAAAACAAGCAAGCGCCTAGCGCGGGGGCGAACGCTGAAACCTAAAACTGGGAAGGCTGTTTCGCCGCCACCATTTTCAGGTACATCATTAAGATATCCCATTGCGGTATATATACGTTGCCCACCTTTGGAATAGTGTTCCCATTGCGGAGAATCATGCCTAAACGCATCGAAATGCGGATCATATCTCTCAGTAGATTCATACTTGAGAAGTTGTACTTTCTCAGCATGACTCAATTTGAATCCTATAAATATAGAAATTCTCGTGCATAACTCATAAAAAATCTGAGATCGAGTATGCTCAACCCACTGCCTTTTCCCAGTGCGTTCATCATGCAATTCCCCATCTCCATCATCTGTGCAAACGGTTGAATCCTCCATGTCATCAAAAAATGACAACACCTCTAATCGTTCGGCTTCTGTTATGAAGTTATCCATAACTGTTATACCTATCTCACCGTGGTAGATGAGAGCGTTAGGGGCTACTGGCGGTAGAGATTCTTCCATCTATTTGTAATAGTAGGCTGGCTTGTCCCGATCCTCGTCTTTACCGTACTTCTTCCAATGGGTTTCTCCCCATTGGTCTGGAACCATCGTGCTACCGGTGTAATGAGGCGCTCCAAGATCGGAAATTCCCAGTGCTTTGCCGTGTAATTCCCATGAATCTACTTTCTGAGCATCCTCCTCCTTTACATAGTCTAAGTAAGCCTGACGTAAATCTGGATTGTCTTGCACATATTGTGCGAAATTAAAATACTTTACCGGGTCAGGGGGCGGCGGTGGCGGCGGTGGTGGGGGTGGTGGAGGTGGAGGTGGTGGGGGTGGTGGGGGTGACGCTGGGTCTTTAACTTCGGTTTTAACGTCTTTAGGATCATCCAAAGGAAAATCCACAGTCTGATCTTCAACTGTAATAGGCTTGGTAGCCGGTAACTTAGCCGCAAGTTCAGTAGGTTTGGTTTTGTATTTATCCCAGTAAGACCAATCTATAGTTATACCAGAGGGTGGTTGAAAAATAAAATTAGACACCCCTGCGGCCTTAGCCTCTTTAGGATTGGGATAAGCCTTCCCGGTTATTGGATCATAAACAATGGCATCAACCATTCTCCGTTTCTGACGAAGGTAACCAGTATCGTCAGGGGAGAACTCGGTGTCCTCATCAACATCCTCACCAGAATCCACAACAATATCACCACCTGCCGTTTTCGTGTAAGTCTCGCTGGCTTGCTGTAGTTGCTGTAGCTTCTTGAAGAAATCTAAACTGTACATTGTTTACTCTGATCCTGTATCCATTTGCCTGTTCGTTGTGTTCTTTTTTGCTTTGCCAAGAATTTCTTGGAAAGCGCTCCACATCTGTGCAATTGCGTTTTCTGTCTCGTCTTCGGACTGACTGATAATTTGTGCCGCTTTAACAGCCGCTTTGGTGGATGCATCAAGTTGGTCAAAAGATTTTGTCGGGTTGAAAGCACTTCGATACCCAACATTGATCCCTCTAGGGGCTAGGTTGACAGAGCCGGGGATTCCTTGACTGGGTGAATAATCTATTACTGGTTTTGAACCCTGAAAAGAAGAATGCTGTCCCGACCATTGGAGGAACTCGTTCATACCGGGCTTACCTTGTCTGTAACTAGAGTAACCAGCGTAACCCTTATCTCTAGCGGCAGTACGTTGAGCAGCGGCTTGTATATCCTCGAAGGTATCAACCTCGACAATCGCATTTGACCCAGAAAAGCTGGGATCGTCTGGCATTCCTGCCGTGTCTGGAGCGGTGGGAGAGTCTTCAGCGCCTTCATCCATTTGCTGATACCCAGACCCACCGATTAAACCGCCGCCATTCGATGTGCCGCCAATACTGCCAAAACCGCCCAAATCCTGTTCGTCACCTGCCGCCATAATTAATCCTATTTAATAGACCTGTTCCGAGAACGGGTCATTACTCTCAAGTTGGTTGAATTGTTACTGGTAGGGCGGCGATTAACGTGATGTACGTCCTTCTTATCGCCCTTCTTGACCTTCCCTAAAGCCGTCATCTTACGACGCGCTTTGTTACGGGAACTCCTGTCCGCAATTGCCTTGGGAGAGGAGTGAAACCTTTTGTATTCGTTCTTGTAGTTTCTCGGCTTGCCGCCGCCTGTCTTGTATTCAGAGACTGTTCTGGCCCGGATCAAACCAGCCATTTACTTGTAATCATCGTCAATTATTAATCCAGTTGAAAACTCGATCCACATCCACATGAATGTGAACCAGCGGGAGGCGTGAATTTGAATGATGGCTTAAACGGATCATCATCCCAATCCATTACCGCATCACCTAAAAGCCCCAGAGAGGTGGCATCCGAAAAGATTGTATCTGACAACATCTCCGCATCTTGAGGTAACTCTGTGGCTGGGGACAGTTTTATCTGGTAGCCGGAACATCCGCCACCTTCTAAAGAGACGCCTAAGAAACCTTCTCCATTCAAAGTCTTGTCTACTTTGTTCTGCGCTGATTTTGTTATTGTCATAATTTTTCATTAAACTTTTTAATTCCATCCGCAGTAATCGACAAAAACATAATGAGATGTTTCATTAATATTATTTAATTTGTCTCCACTCTATTCCACTCCAATACCACCAATCTTCCGGTCGATGCCATTTATGGAGATCGTTTTCACTTGTCCAAACTGTAACCTCTTGTGGCATATAACCTTGTAAGCTATCAGCTAACATAACCTTTATACTTCGTTCTTCACCAGTTTTTTTATGCTGTAAACGTACTATTTTTCCCTTTTTTATCATTTTTAATGTCCAGCACCTCCGCAACCGCCACACATTCCTGTACCGCCTTGTCCTTTGAACACATCTTTGAATACAAAAGTTGGATTCATGCCAGAGATGTCGTAGTCTATTGTGGCCCCGTCCATAAACTGGTATGCAATAGGGTCGATAAGGAGGTAAGGGGCTACCTCTGTGTCGCGCTCTAGTCTCTGATCTGCAAAGGTGAGACTATGCGTCATGCCAGAACAACCTGTACCCTGTACAAATGGCCTGACAGCCACCATGTTGCTTTCAATACACATGGATGCAATCTTAGCTTTTGCTGATTCTGTTACCGTTAGAGTCATCTGTAGTCATCATCAGTTACATACATATGGGGTTTTCCGCACCAAGGGCAATACAATTCTTTATTTATTAAGTTATGGTCGTCGCCCGGATTGAGGGCTAGTGACCAGAATTTAGAACAGAATACGCAAGTAAAGTTCCAGATACATTCTTTAACGTACATTACATTTCTAGAAAATAATTAAACCAGAAGACAATTCCAATAGGAATTCCTATGATCAAAACAATCATGGAAGCTGGAAATATATATTCTTTCCAGCGCATCAGTCCCAACTATTAGGCCGATAATGAACGAAAATGTTTGCGTAACCCCTACCTTTTAAGGGGGTTTCACGCCCATGTACCAACTGGGATTCGTAAAGCATTAAATCTCCCGGCTCTAGATAATGAGGCTCAAGATTCCCCTGCGCGTTCTCCATGAAAATCGGCCAGTCTTCATCTACGTCCTGAGCGATATTCAAGATTCCGCTTAAAATATGACCGGGTCTATCGAAATGATTCTTCAACCATGCACCATCTCGATATATCCTCATACCGTAAATTCCAGACAGTTGAACTTCTTCCTTAATCCATTCTTTTACGATTGGACGGATTCTGTCATCCAACCTATTCTTCAGTTCTTTTGTAACTTCCAGAATATCCGTGTTACGAAAAAATTCGGGTTCAGGTGGCTCCTGTTTTACACGGTATTTATTAGAGAGATACCAATGTTTAATATCGTAATAGAGATCAAACGGAATCTTTCTCAGGTGATACCCTTCCTTGGAATAGCGGGGAACGTTCTCTGGATTCCGATAATCATCTCCGGTTACGGTACTCAGTGGGGGAACCTCTGAAGAACATCCTGTTTGAACTCCTCCCCCATCTTCATCACCTTATCCGAGACTGATGTAACTAATATAGAAGGAAACATTCCATGAACCAAAGCAGTCAATGACAAAAGAAATAATTTCCATGCCAATCTCCAAGAAAATATTAAATGCCTAGCCCAGCTTAAATTCATATCTCTTAGATGGCTCATTTAAGTAAGCACCAAATCACTCGTGGTGGTGGTGCTTGTGGGGTTTGGATGCCTTCTTAGGCTTACCCGTTTTCTTCGGTGGGGACGACTTCTTCTTGTACTTTCCAGTTTTCTTCGGTGGGGACGACTTCTTCTTGGGTTTCTTTGTTTTCTTTGCCATATCTATATCTCCTATTTAAGTAAGTACCAAATCAATAACCCGGCGGCAGTGATATCCACACATACCGACCAGCATACGTAGATTCTCAGGAGCCACTTCAACAGTTCTCACACAGGCAATTTTCACACCTACCATCTGATGTGCAGTCACAACCTCCAGCTAGGCAATCGTCACAATTACACGGTGTTCTTGGAATATCTTCATCAGTTTCCATTCAATAGCCTTTGGCCTTCTTCACTTTCTTGCCTGTTTTCTTGGCGTAAGCCTTAGCGGCCTTCTTGCCTGTTTTCGTGTAGGCGAATTTTTTTCTTCCGACTTTAGGCATTACTCTGTTTCCTTGTTTTTGGTAGCCCTGTTTCTTCGTCTAAATCCCAACCCGGCCCACTTCCCCATTGCCCAGTTTGGTAATGGTAGCAGTAAATACCACTTTTGTCTTGAGGTAGTGGCCGAGGATTGAACTTCTCTTTGGGTAAAACCTTAACCCCGCCGACTTGCTCGAAGGTCTTGGTGAGGTTAAACGGCCCTGTACAGCCCTTTACCATGTCCGCAATGTCTTCATCTCGGTTGGCCATGATCCGATCTTCATTTTCGTAAAAAAATTGGATGGAATTTTCGGCCACGGCATCCCAGAACGGGTGATCTGGAGGCGATGCCATCATCGAATTCTGGATAATCTCGTCTGACGTAGAAAGACTTTCCACAAGGGTGGGCTTTCCACCGTCTAGGAAACCGTAGAATGGTGTGTAACAAACGAAGTCCATGTCAGCGTAAACCCCTCCCCACTTCTTGAGAAAAAGGTTCCTAGCAAAATCTATGCGATAGATGTTTAACGGAAACTTGTTGAAGACTTCCAAGTACTTAGGGAAGAATCTCTCAACAAGTAGCAGGTTATCGTTGTCATTCCATAAACAGTAGCGAAAATCAGGCCAAAGCCACGTTTCATGGTACTTCTTCCAGATTGGATGCCAGTCACTCCGGCTTTCAGGTGCCTGACGGTGCATTATTTTAGGAACCAAACGGAAATCTACCTACTGTCCATTCCCGTATAGTTTTTTGGTTAGCTTATCCACTTGTTTTTCCAGTGCCTCGATCTTGAGATTTTGGCGGACGTCGTCTGGGAGTGATCCGCTTCCGTAGCGTCCCGCAGGCCAATCACGAACAAAAACTGAATTCTTCTCCACATCCTTATTCATCATTTGAATCTGGTAATCATTGTGTTGCACTGCGCTCTGGAGGCTTGAAGCCCACCAGACTATACCGGCAAGCTGAAGAAGTAAGGCAACACCTATAGTTGTAAAGAATTTACTATCCACGTTTCCTTGTCTTTGCCCTCAGCGAGGGAGACATATTGCCCCTGCTGGTTCCCTTCTTAGTTGGTTTGTTAGTTCCCTTCTTCAAGTTCCCAGATTTCTGCAGGGCGGCTGTGGAGATGGCATAACTCCCCTTCTTGTCTATTCCCTTGGCTTTCAATTGCCTGACAAGCCTCTGCTGTATAGGGGCTACTGCCATAATTACGGTTCCTTAATTATCAATGACTTACAGAACAAAAAGTGTAGGGTGGTACTACCCCCTTACCCCCCGTTTTTTAGGCTTCTAAGTGCTTGTTTTGTAAGGCTCTATTTCGCCTAAGTTCCCTTTTTCTCTTCTTTAGGAAAGGCCTTACCTCAGCCCGCATCA